CCTACGGCGCACCTTTATATGCAGAGACATCGCGAACGTGGAAGCCCAGGAAAGTCCCGAACGGTTACTTGGACAAGTACTTGGCCAGACGGATCAGCGTATTTTGCGTATAATTCATCTGCACTCGAGGGTATCGATATTACTTCAATCGATGACATCTACGAGCCTTACGGTCGTGGAGTATGGGGCTGGAAGCCTTGTACCCGTGTGCAGCGTCAAGAGACAACAACACCCTGTTCTGTTCGTACCACCAGCATGGAAATAAATGAAGGTGGATCGCCTTGGGCCTGTTCGAATCACTTCAACCAGACCCTCAACAGTGGACAATGGTATCCAGCGTTGTTCGAGTTAAGGCCGATACAGGACCCGCAACTAGATTTACCTATCAGCACCTTGACATGGCGGAAGCTCGATAACAAAATACAAGAGCAATATCCGTCACTAAAAGGTCCACTCCCTGACGTCGCTGTGTTTCTTAGCGAGTTAACGGATGTGGGATCGCTTCTTGAGTTTATGTACAAAAAGTGGTCGTTGAGAGTTGCGGAATTGATCAAAAAGGGTGCCGAAGCGCGACTGATCCAATCTTTCGTTGTCCGTCCGGGTCTGCAAGACATTGCGTCAATGCAGAAGCATTTTGTTGATTGGAGGGACAGGTTACACGCTCTGTACGCCGGCGCAGATAAAATCCATGAAATCCAGGCGAGTGTTGGGCAGGAGCCTCTGGTAACAGAGGTTGTTACACCTGCTTGCGCGTACCCTGATGGTGGATATGCTAATGCTAACTGGCAGTGCGGTCGATGGACACGCGTCACTAGACAGACTGTGCGCGTGAAGGCTGTCGTGAAGTTCAAATATTCCCTTCCTGATAGCCTTGAGGTCGCTGAGAAATCCCTGAGTTATATTTTGGCAACTCTGGGTCTTCTGCCGAGCATCGAATCCGCTTGGGAGAAGGTACCGTTTTCGTTCGTGCTAGATTGGTTTTTGAATACCTCTCTGCTCTTTCGCAAAATCAAGCTTGGAGCAGACGCCCTCATCAACGTGAAAGTGGAAGATGTATGCGTTGTTGTTAGACGCACTGGCATCGTACGCGACACAGTTGAGGGACCATGTACGTCCTCGAAGGCAGGACACGTGGTTAGGCGCTTTAAGTACGAACGAACCGTGGGACGTGATTTAGAGACATACCTTCCGATTTTCAACATGCCTTCAATGTCGCAGCTGCTTACTGGTTTAGCTCTAGGGACTGCACTATCCTTAAAATGATAGTGGGGTAAACCACATACGGTGATTGAACATTGGGTTCGATCCCCAACAATCCACCAAGCAGACCCACAACTACGAGGTTTTCACACATGTTGACTGATCCCGTTCAAATTTCTGTTTCAGGCGAAGATACACCACGCTCCTACATTACCGCATGGGACCCTGAATTCGCAAAAGACATCGCGACCGGGTCCGTGACTGTCCGCACCAGTAAACTTTTCGGCGCAGATAACGCAGTCATCGGTAAGTCAGTTCTTAAAATCGCTCATAGCGAGGCAAAAGGTATTCGGCGCGATCAAGTATTACTGCGCGATACCTATACCGAACCGACAGCAGGCAAAACGTCAACGCAAGACCAAGTGTATATTGTCATTTCCGGACCGTCCTCAGGTGATCGAGAACGGCTCCTTAACATGGCAATGGCCTTTGCGGCGTTCTTGAGTGGTACTGCATCACCAATTGATGAAGCATTGAACGGCCAAGGGTAAGACCGCGGAACATAGTGTGGAGGGAACTAACGGGGTATAATGAGTACTCTGGGCGTTAATCAAAGCTCGATCGAAGTTACGATAAACCTCTTCACGCACCTGATTCACGATGTCTGTAGCAGAGTTGGCGGCGTTAAAGCCGTCGATGTTGCCATGGATGTCCTAAACATAACTGCAAGGCTTACGGACGAGGGTTTACCCTTCGCCGTGCGAGTCTTGCCCACATTCGGAAAAGCTTTACGGTCTGCCTTCCAAACGGGACGTCTGATGGCACCAACTTCATTTTCAAAGTATTACTCAAAGAAGTTAGGTGCCACTGCGCTCCCGCAACTGTTTCACGGGTTAACAACACAGTTATTCGAACACGATGGAACGTTGAAAGATAAAAATGACCGTAATCCGGATGCTGCATGGGCGCTTGAGCAGATCTGTTTTCTCTACTCAAAAATTGAATACGCCTATAGCACGGACCAGGTACTAAAAAAGGTGGGGGACTTCAAAAAGGCTGCTGCAAAGCGGCCCGAGTTCGGACACAACCTGAGTCTCGGGGCAAGAACAGTATTAGCGGACGCGGCCCTCCTAGTTAACGAAATGTTGGAGGGTGTGGATCTCGGAGTAATTTCACCGAAACACGGTCCGGGGTCTACAGCAAATGGTCGTCTAACACCCAATGAGAAGTTCGATGAGATTCTTATGTCGAGCCTCCCGGAGGGTTACCCAAAACAACTTTATGGTTCGTACTCGTCTTATGAAATCGTTGACCAAGGAGACCTCGAGCTTCACTACGCAGGATGGCGCGGCAAAGAATTTGTACCGGCTACTCCGTTTAGTGACGAGCTACTCGCTCGACAAGCTAACTCGTACGAACGTATGTCAACGATGCACACTGTACCGAAGGATTACAAAGGCCCTAGAGTCATTATGGCTGAACCCGTTCAACAAATGTGGGTTCAACAGGGTCAACGGCGCCTGCTTGAAGAATCAGCAAAACGCTACTCCAGAGGACGAATCAACTTTCGGGACCAAAGTGTGAACAAGAAATTAGCGCTCACTGCCTCCAGCTCAGGTTACTGGGCAACACTCGATCAGTCTAGTGCTAGCGACAATGTTAGTGTCGGGCTGGTTGAGTGCCTATTTGGAGGTTTACCGAAGGTGTTGTGTTATTTGCTTGCGTCGAGAAGTCAGTTCGCGAAAATTCCGTGGAGCCAGCTATTGGATGACAAGGATCAGGAAGATGAAATCATCCCCCTTGGCATGTTCGCCCCGATGGGGAGCGCAGTTTGCTTCCCTGTCGAATCAATAGTTTTCTGGGTCTTGGCTGTTTCCGCGTTGAGGTACGTTTCGCAAAGTGCCGGCCACTTCTCGCCGGATGATTGGTCGAAAAGATCGGTTTACGTGTACGGTGACGACGTTATTTGTCCAGCCGAATACGCAGACCCCCTAATGGATATCCTCAGGGAGTACGGTCTTGTTTTTGGACAAGAGAAGTGCTTCACAAAGGGTCCGTTCAGGGAATCATGCGGGTGTAATGCTTTTGACGGCGTAGACATAACCGCCATACAGATTAAAAAGCAGTTGCCCGCCAACAGGGATGACGTCGATAGGGTCGAGGCTTGGTTTGAGTATGCTAACGCTTTTGCCCGAAATTGGTGCTGGGACACGTCAGCTTATATCGAGAGGGAACTTAGACGTGTATTACGGAGAAATCCGAAGGACACGGAAAAGTTTCCAATTGGTTGGGTTAACAGTCCATTCCTGGCATTCTGGTCATACTCCTGCCGTCAGTCTGTTACGACGAAACGGCCATCGCCTGATCGACGATGTGAGGAGGAATGGTTGCAACGTTATTCTTGGTTCGAAGATAGTGTAGTGAGGCGCGCCAATCACGCTAGAGAGTATAATTATTGCTCTCCAACCTTCAAAGCCTACGGTATTAAAGCCCGTAAAGTCCCCTACGCCTCTTATTCAGACGAGGCGGGACTCTTTGAGTGGTTGACTATGCGGGCCGTTAGGGATGAACCTAACGACAACGTATATCGTAATTGGGAAGACGGAGTAGGTTTGGACGCCTACAACCGGGTAAATGGTGATCTGACGAGGGTGATCTCTCGAAGGGTCTCGTGGCGAACGCCACACCATGCGCTGAGCTGCTGATCACAAAATTAAGTCGATTATCTGTAATCGCACGCTCCACGCTTAGCGTAACATCCACAAGCGTAGGCCCTCTGTTTTGGAGTCCTGGCAGAGCTCATAACCTCCACCAG